TACGGGGCCCCGGGGCGGCACATAGCCGCCCGCCCCGCGATCGACGCCGCGAACAAGAAGAAAGAGAAAGAGGCGATAGACGCCGGAGAGCGGGTCTATAACCAATTTCTCGACAGCAGAAACCTATAAATTTTAGGAGGTTTTACTATGGCAAGTTTTGGGGCGAAATATCCCTATTTTAACCCCGTGGCGGAGGAGCCGGAGGGCAAGCTCCCGGTCTACAAGGACCAGGAACCCGTCCGGGTGGGCCGCCTCGTCAAGGCGGACCTCACCGTAAACCTCGCCTCCGGCAAGCTCTTTGCCGACGACGGCCTCGCCGAGAGTGTGGAGGAGTTTTCCTCCGGCTCTATCGCTATGGAGACCGACGACATGGAGGACCCCGTCGCGGGCGTCGTGTACGGTTGCACCGTAGAGGGGAAAATGGTCCGCTACAATGTCGGGGACGATCCCCCGGCGGGCGGCCTTGCGTACTTCAAGAAACTTATGAGGCGGAAAAAGGTCCTTTACAAGGGCTATTTCTATCCCCTCGTCAAGGCCGCCCTCGGAAACGACACCGCGCAGACCAAAACCGACAGTATCACATTCGGGACCAACAACACGACTTTTACAGTGTTCGCTTGTGAGACGGGCGACTGGAGGTTTACGGAGGAGTTTAAGACGGAGCCCGAGGCGATCGACTGGATCAAGAAACAGCTCAAGGGGAAGAAACGGGCCGCCACGCCCACGGCCACGCCCGCGGCGGGTGCGGTCGCCAGCGGCGCGACCGTTGCCCTCGCCACCACCACGCCGGACGCCGTGATCCGCTATACCACAGACGGCTCCGACCCGACCGAGACCTCCCCCGCCTATTCCTCCCCCATTGAGATTACGGAGGAGACCACGATTAAGGCGATCGCCACCGCCGAGGGATTCGCCGCCTCCGACGTGCTGGAGGCTCACTATACCCTGACGGAGTAACACACAGGGAGGCGGGACAACCCGCCTCCCTACAAGAATTTACAGGAGGGCGCTATGAAAAGCGTAAAAATCAACCTTGCGGGCCGGGTGCGATACCTCGCCTTTACCGTGGAGGCTATGTTTCAAATTCAAGAAGTTTTCGGCGGGTCCGGCGAAATGATCGAAGCCATCAAGGGCGACACACGGGAGGGATTTTCCGCCGCTTGCAAGGCCGCCGCAATCCTGGCAGAACAAGGAGAGCTCGTCCGGCGCGGCCTCGGGTATGACCCGGAACCTATGACGGACGCCGAGACAATCGCGGCGACAATGGCTCCGAGTGAGATCGCCGCCCTCAAGGTTGCGATCCCCTCCGCCCTGACCCTCGGCTATGGCCGGGAGATTGAGGCCGACGCCGACGAGGTGGACCTCGGCCTTGCGGAGCTCAACACGCAAAAAAAAACGTAGTAACCCGCGCCCATTATATCCGCATGGGGACAGCGGGCGGCCTCTCAAAAAAAGAGACCCTCCTCTCCACACCTGGAGAGATCGGGGACCTTTGGGAGCTTTACCTCCAGGCCCGGGGCGTAAAGAAGGAGCGGGAGCCGGAGGACGAATAAAGCCGGAGGGGCGAACCCCTCCGGCGGCGGATTAGATTCCGAGCAACTGTTTTTTCTTTGCCTCAAATTCCGTCTCTGTAATGGCTCCACAATCCAAAAGGTTTTTATACTTCAAGATTTCATCAGCGGCGGAGGCGGGAGTGGCGATTGTAGAAACACTGTTTTTTGCGTCCTCGAAAACCTTTAGGATTTTTTGTGCGATCTCCCTCTTGTATGTAACCATCACAGAAAAGGATTTTGTCAGCGTATGGACTCCGATAGAGCTCCCGGTTAAGCCGTTTCCGCTACAGTCAACGGATTGTATTTCGTTAAGAGAAACATTTTCAACGGAGAAGTTAGAAAGCACTTTGTAAGAAAACAAAAACCTTTTGTCCGTGAGGAACACGACGCCGGGAAACGTCCCTCTTTTCCTTGTGTTTGCGTGGGTAATAACGACGTTTGACGGGGAGGCAAAAAGGACTGTTTCGTCTGGATCAAGCAACTCCTCGGCCCTTGCGAGATCCTTTTTATTGCCAAAAGTTTTAATTTTGTACTCGTCGAGAACCCTTTGAACATCCTCGCGCATAGAATAACCCCCTTTAATCTATTTGTTGTAGGAACGGCGAAAATAATCGCATTTCACAAGGGAAATTATCACCCGAAAATATGGTAATGTCAAGTAAAAAATTGATTATTGCCATAGAAAGGAGCCGCCGCGCATGGCAAGGACAATCTCGACAAAACTCGCCGTCGAGGGTGAGGCCCAATATAAACAGGCGATCGCCGCTTGTAATTCCGAACTGTCCACGCTCAAGTCGGGCCTTGCGCTCGTGGAGAGCGAATTTCGCGGAAACGCTAACAGCATGGAGGCCCTCACGGCCAAGGGGGCCGCCCTGGATTCCATGTATAAAAAGCAACAGGAGAAGGTCTCCACCCTGGAGGCCGCCCTCCGTAACGCTCAACGGGCACAGGAGGAATACTCCTCCCGGGTATCCACGGCACAAAGCAATATAGAGCGGTGCGAGCGGGCCCTTGAAACCTTGCGGCGGTCAACCGGGGACACCTCCAGAGAGCAAGAGGCCCTCACAAAGGAACTCGACAAATGGAACGCCGAACTTGAGGAGGCCAAGGCCGGACAGGCGGCGGCGGAGCGTGGGGTCCAGAACTGGCAAAAACAACTCAATAACGCAAAGGTGGAGTTAAACGGCCTCTCCGACGAGATCGACAAGAACAACGGCTATCTCGACGAGGCCCGCAACAGCGCGGACGGGTGCGCGGATTCCATAGACGAGTTTGGGAATGAGGTCGAGGGATCGAAAAAGGGAATTGGGGCCCTCGCCTCCGCCCTGGCCGCGGCGGGCGTCGCTAAAACCGTGAAGGAGATCGCGGATGCCCTCCTCGAGTGTGCGGAGGCCGCCGCGGGCTTTGAAACCGCTATGGCGAAGGTCTCCACCCTGGCCGACACAACCGTCGTCCCCCTGGATTCCCTCAAGGCTCAATTTCTGGAGCTATCCTCCGAGACGGGCGTCGCCGTGGGGGCCCTGGCCGAGGCGGCCTATCAAGCCCTCTCGGCGGGCGTGGATACGGCGGACGTTGTGAACTTTGTCGCCACGGCCACAAAGTCCTCGGCGGCGGGCTTTACGGAGGCGTCGACGGCGGTCGACGTTCTGACAACCGCGATTAACTCCTACAAGCTGGAGGGAACAGAGGCCGAGCGCGTGGCCTCTATGCTCGTAAAGACACAGGACGAGGGCAAGACCTCCGTCGGAGAGCTGGCCGCCAACATGGGCCGCGTGATCCCGTCCGCCGCCGCCTACAACGTAAGCCTCGAAAACCTGACGACCGCCTATGCAATCCTTACTAAAAGCGGAACAAATACGGCTATTTCGACGACGAACCTCGGCGCTATGTTTGACGAGCTGGCAAAGAACGGCTCCAACGTGGCCGGGATTCTGGAGGATCAAACCGGAAAGAGCTTCTCCGAACTCATGGCGAGCGGCTCCAATCTCGGGGACATTATGGCGATCCTCTCCGATAGCGTGAACGGGGACGCGACCGCGTTCTCCAACCTCTGGAGTAGCACAACAGCGGGCAAGGCGGCCCTCTCCCTCCTCAATGCCGGGGCAGAAGAATTTGACAGGACCCTCGGCGTTATGGCGAACAGCTCCGGGTCCGTCGAGCGAAATTTTCAGATCATGGCGGATACGACAGAATTTGCACACCAGCGAATGACAACCGCCGCAGAAAATCTGAAAATTGCGGTCGGAGACCAACTAAACCCGGCCCTTGAAAAGCTCTATACAACAGGGGCAGACGCTTTTACATGGGCGACCGATTTTGTCAACGAAAACCCGGCCACAGTGAAAGCAATCGCCGCCGTTACGGTAGGGCTCGGAACTCTCGCGACGGGGGTAACGCTGGCCGCCAATGCTGAAAATATAATGGCAGTCGCAACAGGGGTATTAAATGCCGTAATGAGTGCAAACCCGGCGCTTTTGATTGCCGCAGGCGTGACCGCCCTCGCCGCCGCCGTCGGGGCCTTTGTCCTCATGCTGGACTCGGCAAGCGAGGAGACAAAAGCGTTTACCGAGTCGCTCCAGGATACAAAAGCGGCCTATGAGGAATTGTCCGAAACAATGGAGGCGGAGCAAGAGTCCACCGCCGCGAGCGCCGCCGCACTGGAGGAACTCCTCGCCGTAGAGGAAAAGTCCGCCGCACAAAAGGCGGCGATCTCTGAACTCGTAAACCAACTAAACGAAAGCGTCCCCGGGCTCAATCTCGCCTATGACGCGGAGCGGGACGCCCTGGAGGGCCTCACCGCCGCCGAGGTTTCGGCTATGGTCGAAAAGGCCGCCGCACAAGAGGAATATGAGGCCCAGGTCGCCCGCTTGTCTGAACTCTACACAGAACAGTCGGAAATATCCGCCCGCCTGGAGGAGGCTCAAGAGGCATTAAACACCGCCCAGGAAACAGGCTCCGGGAACACCAGGACACTCCAAAATGATATTAACGAACTCACCGCCGCCCAGGAAGAAAACGCCGCACAGATCGCGGAACTGGAGGAGGCGTCCCGGGAATACGGGGAGAAACAGGCGGAGGCCGCCGCCAAAACCCAGGAAATGACCTCCCGCGTGGAGGATATAACCGCCAAAATGGAGACCCTCCAAGCGGCCTATGAGGAAAGTTATAACGCCGCTATGGAGAGCATAGACGGACAACTCGGCCTCTTTAATGAGCTGGACGGATCGGCGAAAACCTCCATTGACAACCTGATCGGGACCCTACAAGGACAGGTCTCCTATATGGAAACCTACGCGGCCAACATTCAAAAGGCTATGGAGCTCGGTGTGGACGAGGGCTTAATTAAAAAGCTGTCCGACGGCTCCGAGGAGTCCGCGCAAATTTTGGCGGCCATTGTGGAGGGCGGCGAGGAGGATATA